CCGCGCCTCGGCCTCGGCGTGCTCGGCCATCGCCCGGTCCTCGGCCGCGATGTCGGCCCGCTCGGCCGCCCACAGCTCATCGTGGTAGCCGTGCGCCGCGTCGTACCCGGCCTCAAGCTCGGCCCGCATCGTCTCGGCGTACATCAGGCCACCCCCACCGCGTAGTCGTAGGCGTCCGCCGCGTCCATCCTCGGCGCGACCTTGACCAGCCACGCCCGGCGGTCCGCCTCGGCGTACCCGGCCGCCCGCAGCAGCCCCATAGCGGTCGCGGGCAGTGCCCGCCGCCACGCGGTCCGCGCCTCGGCCTCGGCCGCCTGGCTGATGATCTTGCGTGCCATGGTGTCCCCCCCTCGCCGGGCGGCCCCTCCTCCCTACACTTACAGTATACCCAAGTGGAGGTCGTTTAAACGCCCCCACCTGCGGTGACCCGCGTCACGCCGCGACCGGCTGCAGCACGATCTCCTCGGCCGCCGGGATCTCAACCCGCTCGCCGCGCACCGCGCCGGCCCGCCAATCGATCGTCACCTGCTCCCGCTGCCGCCAGACCTTGACGACGGCCCAGCCGGCCTCGGGGCTGTACGCCCACCACGGGTCGGCCCATGCGCCCTTGACGTACCGCCCGTCCTGCACCCGCTGCCGGTCGCCCTTGATGTAATCCAGCGGGGCCTGCGCCTGGACCTGCCCGGCGGCGATCTTGGCTGTCATCACTGTCCCCCCTGTCCGGGCGGCCCCTCCGCCCTGCACTTACAGTATGCCCAGTGGGAGAGCGTTTAAACACCCCGGACCGCCGTGACCCCCGTCACCCCGCCACGCCGGAGGGCGCACTGTAGTTGCCACCCCGCACCCGCCGGGGCTACCGTCAGCACATGACCGAACACCGCACCCGCCACCGCGTCACGGCCGGCCCCGTCATCAACGGCCCCGCCCTCATGGCCGCCCGCCGCAAAGCCGGGTACAACCGCGCGCGGGCCGCCGCCGCGCTCGGCGTATCGGAGTCCGCCGTCGCCCGGTACGAGCAGGGGAAGATCGACCCGTCGGCCGCCGCGCTGCTCATGATGGCGTTCCTCTACCGGACCAGCGTTGAACGACTCTGCCGCCCCCGCGCCGAGGTGCTCGCCGAGGCCGCCGCCACGATCGCCGCCGCCACCGCCGCCGAGCTGGTGACAGCATGACCGACCACATGCTGACCGAGGCAACGTGCACCGGCCTGACGATCCACCTCGCCCGCCCCGGTGCCGAGGCCGCCGAGGCCGAGGCCGTCGACATCCTCGGCCCCGTCCGCATCACCGTGACCGACGCCGCCGAGCTGCCCGACATCACGAGCGACCCCGGCGAGCTGGCCCGGCCGACGCCGGTAACCCTCACGCTCACCGTGACCGCGCAGGCCATCCACTTCGCAACGATGCTGCAGCCACTCGACGCGCGGCTGCTCGCGCTCGCCGCCGGCATGCCAGACGAGCAGCGCGAGGAGATCGGCGCGGACCTGGCCCGGCTGCGCGAGGCATGGCGCGGCGGCGACTTCTACGCCGACGCGGCCGAGGCGCTGCAGGTGATCGGCTACGCCGTCACGTCACTGCGGCACGCGCTCGGCGCGGAGGACGAACCGTGACCGACCCGCCCGCCGGGAACCCGCCCGCCGCCGGCCACGGGTGGTTCGCCCCGCACCCCGAGTGCCCCGACCACGGGCAGATGACCCCGGACCCCTCGGCCCCCCCCGGTGAGCCCCGCTGGATATGCCGTGGCTTTGACGGCGAGGGGTGCCCGGTCACCGTCGACTGGACCGACGTGGAGTGGCTGCCGCTCGGCACGTTCGGCGACATCCGCCTCGCCGAGGTGAACGCGCACGCCGCCGTCGACCTGGCCCCCGGCGAGGTGACCACGCTCGCCGAGCTGTTCGGCCGCCCGAGGTTCCACTGCCCCCGGTGCGGCGCGGCGAGCAGCAGCGCCGACGACATCGCGGCCGGGTACTGCGGCGCGTGCCACGACTGGACCGGCCGGCCCGCCGAGTAAATGTACGTACATAAACTCTCGCGCTATTACTCGCGCTATTCTTTATCGCGCGCTCACTATTCTCTTTGCTATTCTCTCGCGCTCGCTTTTAATTTCTCGCGCTCGCAATTCCGCTTTCCTTTTTTCCGGGCGGCTTCTTAGTGGCGGGGGTTCCCGGCCGGAAATCCCTCTCCCCGCGCCCCCGTCAATGACAATTCCCCCGGCCGAATTGCGCGCCGAATAGGCCAATTCCGGCCGCCGCTATTACGCAATTCCCCGCCGCCGCCGAGCTACGCTCGCCCCATGAGTCAACGGACCGTTTACGGCGGACGCCCGCGATCATGACGGCCGGGAGTCTGTGGGGGAGGCGCGGCAACACGAGGGCGTGGCGGCGGCTGCGCGCCTCGGTCGCGGCGACGTTCCCGGCCCCGTGCTGGCGGTGCGGGGCGATGATCCGGCCGGGCGAGCGGTGGGTGCTCGGCCACCTGGTCGACCGATGGCGCGGGGGAGGGGACGACGCGCTCGCGCCGGAGCACTTGCGGTGCTCGCTGGCCTCGGCGCGCGCGGCGTCGGCGGCGGCTATGCGGTGGCGGCGGGCCGAGGCGGCGGCGGGCCGGCCGGTGCCGCCCTCGGCGAACACGGCGCGGACCCGGCAGCAGCGCGCGCGGCGAGCTGGCCGGCGCGGCCCGTCGCGTGACTGGTGAGGCGGTAAGTGTTTAAACGGCACGTATGCGCCTGATGTGCTATCATCGCGACGCTCTGCGCGTGTACGATTACGCAGAGTATGGGAGCACGGCCGACTTGGGGTATCGGGCCGCCGCCCGAGGACGCGGCATGGCCCCGCCTCATGACGCGCAAGCACCCTCGCGCGCGGGGCACGTACGGGATCGAGTGCGCGCGGTGGGGCGAGGCGCAGCGCATGCACTCCAAGGTCAGCCCCGGCGCGCGGTGGTGGCAGCAGCTCGCGCTCGCGCGGGCGCTTGAGCATGACGCGGCCGGGCGGCTTGTCTGGCCGCTGGTGATCATCAGCGGGCCGAGGCAGACCGGCAAGAGCTGGCTTGAGCGGTACCTGTGCGCGTGGCGCATCCGGCAGGCGTCGCGGTTCGGCGACGAGGAACAGGCCGTGCTGCACGTCGCGCACAAGCTGATCGCGGCGCAGGAGGTGTGGCGGCCGGCGGCGCGCTGGTCGGCCGGCCTCGGCGACAACGTGCGGTGGGCGAACGGCGAGCAGCAGATCGAACGCCCCGACGGGTCGCGGTGGCTGCTGCAGGCGGCGAACGACGGAACGGGCGTGGCGTTCTCGCTGTCGATGGCGCTCATTGACGAGGGCTGGCGGGTGGCCCGGTCGGTGTACGAGGAGGCGATCGAGCCGACGCTCGCCGAGGCGGAGAGCCCGCAGACGTACCTGATCAGCACGGCGGGCACGGCCGCCTCGGACCTCATGGCGACGTACCGGACCAAGGGCATCGCGCAGCTCGCCGACCCGCGCGACGTGCTGCTGATCGAGTGGAGCGCGCCGCCGGAGATCGAGGTGGACATCGATGACCCGCGCGTGTGGCGGGCGTGCCAGCCGCACTGGGATGACAAGCGCGAGGCGTGGATCAAGCGCAAGCGCGAGCAGGCCGGGGAGCGCGCGTTCCGGCAGCAGGTGCTCAACCAGTGGGTGCCGAGCCTGACGCCGCCCGTGCTGCCGCCGGGCACGTACGGCGCGGTCGCGACGCGCGCGGCCCCGGCCGGCGACCTGGTGCTCGCGGCCGAGATCGCCGAGGACCATTCGCGCGGCGTGATCGTGGCGGTCGGCGGGGGAGTGGCCGAGGTGATCGATGAGCGCGAGCAGGCCGGGTGGGTTACGGGCCGCCTCGCCGAGCTGGCCGAGCGGCACGGCGCGGTCGCGGTCGGCATCGACGGGTCGGGGCCGTCGCGGGGCGTGGCCGACGAGCTGTCGGCGATCGAGGGGGTGCCCCTCGTGGCGCTCGGCGCGCGGGACATGGCGTCGGCGTCCGGTCAGGTGATGGACGCGCTCACGGCCCGGCCGCCCCGGCTGCTGCTGCGCGACCACCCCTCGTGGGAGGCGGCGGTCGACGTGGCGCGGCGTCGCAAGGTCGGCGGGGCGTGGGCGTGGGACCGCGACCCGCTCGCGCTGCCGCTCGTGGCGGGCACGGCCGGGTGGTGGGCGCTCGCGCACGCGCCCGAGGCGCTAGACGAGCCGGAGGTGTTCGCGTGATCAGGGCCGAGCGGTTCGCAGTGCGGCTGGCGGTGTGGCGCCGGCACGATTGCCGGTGCGGGTGCCGGTGGCGGCCCCTCGTGGGGCACCGCTCGCGGCACACCCGCACGTGCGGGTGGTGCTCGCCGTGAACCGGGGCGATGCGTTCCTGCTCGGCGCGGCCGTCGGCGCGCTCGCGCTGTTCCTGCTGACGATGCTGTACGCCTCGGCGGGGGCGGGGTGCCCGTGACCGCCGAGCCGTTCCGCCTTGACGACGCCGCCGCGCCGGGGAAGCCGTTCCCGTTCACGTTCCGGGGCGTGCCGTACGTGGTGCCGCCGGTCGCCGGGTGGCCGGTCGGCGTGATGGACCTGGCCACGGGCGGGCACCTCGGCGAGGCGCTGCGCGAGCTGCTCGGCGAGGACGCCGCCGAGCGGCTCACCGATGACGGGCTGACCGTGGGGCACATGACGGCGCTGTTCGAGGAGATGGGGCGGAAGCCATGACGCGGCAGGTGCACCAGGGCTACGCGGCCGGCTCGCGGATCAACGCCCGGCCGCCGTCGCGGATCGAGACGCGGCAGGCACCGCGGCCGGCCGTTTACACGGCCACAGACGGCCGCGACATGCTGCTGAACGACCCGGACGGGTGGGAGGTTGACCAGCCGTGGCTGTGGTGGCAGGGGCCGGCCGGGGGCGACGGCACGGGGGGGCCGCTCGGCAACCCGCCGCCCGGCGCGATGCGGCCCGCCCGCGTCCCGGCGGCCGTGACCCGGTGCACGTCGCTGATCGCCGACACGATCGCCGGGCTGCCGTGGCAGGTGCGGCGCGGCCTAGAGCGGCTGGACACGCCGCCGTGGATCGCCGACCCGCAACTGCTGCGGATGGACGCGCGGATCGACGGGGGAGTGGTGCCGGCGACCCGGCGGAGCGTGGTGGAGTTCCGCGCGTACATGCTCAAGAGCATGCTGTGGCGGGGCGAGGCGATGATCTACGTCCCGAGCCGCAACGCCGACGACAGCCCGGCCCCGCCTATGTGGCAGCTCAACCCGGACCTCGTGGCCGAGGAGGGCGGCCGGTACTACGTGCCGGCGGGCAACCCCGTGTCGCCGTACCTCGGCGAGGACTACGGGCCGGCGATGCGCGCGGACTACGAGTTCGGGCCGCGCGAGCTGATCGTCGTGCGGGGCAACGTCGATGAGGGGCCGCGCGGCCTCGGCGTGCTCGGCATGCACATGTGGGAGCTTGCGCTCGCCGGGCTGATCCCCGAGTTCGCGCTTAACATGCTGCGGCGCGGCGTCCCGGCGGGGTACCTGAAAGTCAATGCGCCGCACCTTACCGAGCCCAAGTCCAAGGAACTGCAGCGCAATTGGATGCGCGCGCACGGCGGCCTCGGCCGCAAGATCGCGGTGCTGAACGCGACGACGGAATTCCACGCGCTGACGATGGACCCGCAAGCGCTGCAGCTCGCGCAGATGCGCGACTACGCGACTAGCGACGTGGCGCTGGTATTCGGCGTGCCGGGTTACATGCTGAACCTCGCCGGGAGCGGGACGCGCGACACGTACGCCAACGTCGAATCGCGGATGATCGAGTTGTGCGAGTTCACGCTGCTGCCGTGGACGCGGCGGGTGGAGGCCACCTTCGACGCCGAGCTGCCGCGCGGGACCGACATGAAGGTCAACATGGACGGGCTGCGGCGCGCGGACACCAAGACCCGTTACGAGGCGCACAAGCTCGGCGTCGACGGCGGGTGGCTGACCGACGACGAGGTGCGCGAGATGGAGGACCGCCCGCCGCTGACCGCCGAGCAGCGCGCGCTGATGGCAGCGCGTACGCCGGCCGCGCTGCCGCAGGCGGCGGCGGGGACCGCGCCCGATCAAGGGCTGCGGGTAGTCGATGGTGGGGGAGGGCCGCAGGCATGACCGAGGAAATGACAGTGCTGCCGGTGGAGGTGCGCGCGGTCGATGAGGCGCAGCGCACGGCGGTGATGGTCGTGTGCAGGTACGGGGAGACCAGCGAGCGGCTACCGAGGCGCGAGCGGTTCATGCCGGGCGCGTTCACCGCCTCGGTAACCAAGCGGGGCGGGCGCGTCCCGTTCACCACGGCGCACACGGGCGGCACGGGCGCGATCGACAAGGGCACGGTCGTCGCGCGGCCGGTCACCTGGCAGACCGATGACCCGGTGGAGGTGCGCGCGGTGCTGCGGTTCTTTGACACCCCCGACGGGTGGGAGGCGTTCTACCGGGCCAAGGACGGCGAGCTGAACGCCGGGTCGGTGGGGTTCCGGGCGATCGAGGAGCGCAAGGGGGCCGACGGTGCGCGCGAGGTAACCGAGGCCGTGCTGCACCACGTCGCGCTGCTGGACCGGGCCGCCGACGTGCCCGCCTACGACGGCCCACGGCTGCTTGAGGTGCGCGCCGCGTCGGACGCGCGGGTCGTCGCCGAGCTGCTCGCCGTCAAGTACGACCCCGCGCTCGCCGAGCGCGGCCCCCTGGCCGACGAGCTGGCCCGGCTAGGGCGAGTCGTACAATAGGCACCACGTTTAAACGCGCTCGCACATGAGCCCCGCACGGAGCCGGGCGCGCGCGATCGGGTGAGCCCCGCACGGAACCGCCCTAGCGGTCCGCCGAGCCCCGCACGGAGCCGGCGGCAGATGCCAGGAACCGGCTATCCGATGCGGAGGGCTACCCCCATGACGAACGTGTACCTGAAGAACAAGATCGAGGAGCGGACCAGCCAGGCGCAGGTGCTAGAGAACCTGCAGAAGACCGCCGCCGACGAGAAGCGCGACCTCCGCGAGGAGGAGCGCAAGACGTTCGACTCGATCGTCGGCCGCCTGCAGTTCCTCGATGAGGAGATCAAGCGGATCGCCGACGCCGAGGAGGGCGCGGCGAAGTTCGTGCAGGTCTACAGCGCGCAGCGCGAAGCGCAGGCCAAGGCCGCCGCCGCCCGCGAGCACGCCAAGGCCGAGGCCGAGCAGCACACCCCCGAGGAGCGCGAAGCGCACAAGTCGTGGGGCACCCGGTTCACCGAGTCCCGCGAGTTCAAGGAGTACAACGGGCACGGCGCGTCCGGCACGTTCACGATCGGCGGCGAGTTCCTAGAGGAGCGCGCCGGGTTCAGCTTCGGGCCGGGCCAGAACGTGATGGCGTCCGGCATGGGCGACCTCGTGCAGGCGCAGTGGTGGAGCGGCCCGGCCGAGGCACCGCTGCGCACGCCGCTGTTCGACGTGATCGGCCGCGTGCCGACCACCATGGGGTCGATCGAGTACATGTACTGGGAGCCCGGCGACGAGGACAACATGGCGTCCGAGGTGCCGGAGGGCCAGGTCAAGCCCGAGGCGACCCTCGCCGGGGAACTGAAGGCCGTTCCCATCTCGACCTACGCCTGGTGGAAGGGCCTCACCCGGCAGGCGCTTGACGACGTGCCGCAGATCCGCAGCGTGGTCGACACGTTCCTGCGGCGCGGCGTGATCCGCAAGATCAACGCCGAGGCGGGCCGCGAGCTGACCGCCGACACCAACATCGCGGTGCTCGGCGACGCGGCCTCGGAACTGCTCGCGGTGATCCGCGCGGGCATCGCGCACGTCGACACCAACGGCTACGGCGTGAACGCCGTGCTGCTCAACCCGATGGACTGGGCAGCGATCGACATGGAACTGCTGCGGATCAACGGGTCGACCAACGTGCAGTCGGCGTTCTGGGGGCTGCGGCCGGTCGCCCTGCCCGGCCTCGCGAGCGGCACGGCGTACGTCGGCGACTTCCAAGAGGCCGTGACGTTCTTCGACCGGCAGCAGACCCAAGTCCTGATCACCGACAGCCACGCCGACTACTTCCTGCGGAACAAGATCATCCTGCTCGCCGAGGCGCGCGGCAAGGTCGCGGTTACCAACGCGGCGGCCGTGGTCAAGTGCACCGGGGGCATTCCTCCGCTGGTCGGCTTCACCGTCAACTGCCCGCCCGGCAGCGGCGACGGGGGCAACGGCGGCGACGACGCCACGCGCTCGGCGCGCGCACGGCGAGGGCCGGCGGTCTAGGCCGTGCCGCTGATGATGACCCGGCCCGGCGGCGGGCGCGT